GTATCAAGAGTCGAACCAGTGGCAGCTAGGTTAGTGTTCGTAGTGTTGATCTTGGTATCAAGAGTCGAACCAGTGGCAGCTAGGTTAGTGTTCGTAGTGTTGATCTTGGTATCAAGAGTCGAACCTGTGGCAGCTAGGTTAGTGTTCGTAGTGTTGATCTTCGTATCAAGAGTCGAACCTGTGGCAGCTAAGTTAACTACCGTAGCGAAGGTACTGTTGGAGTAACCACTCAGAGTGTTGATCTTCGTGTCAAGGACCGAACCAGTTGCAGCTAGGTTCGTTATCGTCGCGAAGGTCGCATTTGAGTAGCCACTCAGAGTGTTAATCTTAGTATCAAGGACCGAACCAGTTGCGGCAATGTTTCCGCTCAAAGAAGTAATCGTTGGGGAAATTATCCCGACAGCGGCCTCTAAAGATCCGTCTGTCTTAATTCTTGAGCTAGATATTCTGTACAAGTTAGCGCTAGCATCGCCACCAAAAGTTAAACCGTTTGCTGCGCTAGTTGACCCTGCTGTTCCTACGCTAAGTAAAGATAAAGGCGTAAAAGTTCCTATGCCAACATAACCCGATTGAGTAATACGCATTCTCTCATCTGTACTAACATTACCTTCATGAGTGTTAAACCCAATGAACTGAGAATTGTATCCTGACGAACTTGATGCTGTATTATAAACTGTCATTCCCGCTAGGCCACCGCCATCGATTAAGCCAAATCCTATATTAGATCCTCTATTTACTAGAGCATGAGATGTAAGAAACGTTCTGCGAACGAAGCTGTCTGCGGTTGTAGAGTTGTAATTAACTTCTATATTCCCTTGTACGGTAAGTTTCCCAATAGGACTTGCCGTACCTATACCAACGTTACCGTTTGTATCAATTCGAACCCTGTCTGTGTCGTTTGTTCTTAAAGAGAATCCATGATTTGTGACTGAGCCAGCATACACAAGCGAAGTGCCAGTGTTCGCAATCATCCCACCTTGCACAGTATTTGTTCCTGCTGACACCCGAATGCGAGCATCAGCGCCAGCGGTATCAACGTGCAACAATGTGGCTGGACTTGTTGTACCTATACCAACGTTACCATTTGTATCTATTGTTAAACGTTGCGCATTTGATGTATAAAAATAAAGATTATCAGCGAAATAACTTATTATACCGGCACTATTAGTGCTATTTGAAAATTTTATAGCAGCAAAAGCAGCAGAAGATGCAATATGTAATTTTTGTTCTGGAGCAGTTGTTCCTATACCAACATTACCACCAGCAGCGATTCTTAGTCTTTCTGTTCCATTTGTCGTAAATACTAGTGGATACGCTTGTGCAACGCCAAGGTAAGCAAGGCCTGTAGCCACACCATATACATTTGTCGCAGCAGCATTATTAAATCCAACTGCACCACCAACTAAAGCCCTAACATCAAAACTTAATTTTACATCAGTTCCTGTCGCGTTTACTGTAGAAATGCTTCCGCCTTCAACTGCTAACCTTGAAGCTGGCGTAAGTGTCCCTATGCCTACGCTACCACCCGCTTGAATAACCATTCTAGTAGTATCTCCAAGAGCATTATCGTATCCAATAAATTGAGCGATATAAGCGGTGGTAGTATCATTTGTAAATACTTTTAATGCTGTAGTAGCTGATGACTGTCTTATATCTAATTTAGCAGCAGGGTTATTTGAACCAATTCCCAAACTTCCACCAGTAGCAAATGTAAAAAGTTCATTAAAAGTAGATCCATTATAATAAAAATACTGTAAAGCATGCGGAGAAGTTGATGAGCTAAGTCTTTTAGATATATGCCAAAATGTTCTAACTCCAGCCATATTAGAACCAAGATTTAAATTAGAATAACCATCTCCAATTGTTTCTGCTCCAAGAGTTGCTTGAGTATCGTATCCAGAAGAAACAGTAACTATTCCATAATCAACAAGACCATTGCTACCGTTATCTCCAATTTTTGATATTTGTAATTTCGCAGCGGGGCTTGTTGTGCCTATTCCAACTGCTGTACCTATATCATAAATACTACCTGTAACCAATTGTTTAGTGCCGCTCCAGCGAGGGACGTAGTTGGATACTCCGACTCCAGAAAGGAAAGTGTTACCTGCGTAACCGCTCAGAGAGTTAATCTTCGTATCAAGAGTCGAACCAGTAGCAGCTAGGTTAAGGATCGTCGCAAAGTTCGCATTGGAGTAGCCGCTCAAGGTGTTGATCTTCGTATCAAGAGTCGAACCAGTAGCAGCTAGGTTAAGGATCGTAGCAAAGTTCGCATTGGAGTAACCACTCAGAGTGTTGATCTTCGTATCAAGGGCAGAATCAGTTGTAGCTAGGTTCGTTATCGTCGCGAAGGTCGCATTAGAGTAACCGCTAAGAGAATTTATCCTATTATTTAATAAAGTTCCAGTAGCAGCAATTTGCCCACTTAAAGACGCAAGATCAGCGTTACTTGAATCCGCTTGCCACATTACGCCTGATGACGTACAGGCTAAAACTTGACCGGGAGTTCCTAAACTACTGGAATAGTCAAATATAAAACCAGAAATTTGAATTCCTGTCGTCAGAACTTCATCTATAGCAAATTGAGCCATTTGTAAACCTTAAACCTTATTATTAATTACACAAAAAAATCTCTAGCCCCCTAAAAATCGAGAGCTAAAGATTGCGTTTTTAAGATTGCTATCTAATTTAAATTAGAGTTGCATCTTCGGGAATGGAGGAATCTCTGGAGCCGTCGCTGAATTGACTACGCTTTGAAGAGCCGCAGTACACTTGTCAAGGTATACATGCTCATCGTAACTCAATCGACTCTGACGAGCTAGACCTACAAAAGTGTTTAAGGCAATTTGTGCGGTAGGATCTGGCAGGTCTTTAACGGATGGAGGTTGCTGGGGTGGCTGTTGATTGGTCTGTTCCATATATTTATTATCTTCCTTCGGCTAAAATTTTCTTTGCAATATCAGAGACGTTATTGTCACTGACTCTTTGATTTCCGGCTACTTTTAGATAAGAATTATTGTGTCTGCGAAATTCATTCAATAATCGCTCTCTCAACATCTTCATATTATCTACAGGGATAAGGCTCATTTTAAGGGCATGATTTTGGAGATCGCTTTTAGTCATGGCATTCAACTGACTCCAATATTCGTCTTCATTAAAAGTCCCGTATTTATCTGATCCAGAATCGCCAAGAATTTGATCGAGAGTTTGGTACTGCTTCTCTTCAATCTTGGCATGAGTTTGATTTAGATCTTCTAGAGCTTGCTTCTTTTTAGCCATACCATATTCTAATATATATAAAGGAAAATATAAAATAAAAAACCCCAGAGGGGTTACCTCTGGGGCTAAAACTAAGAGAGTTTTTAATTAGTTGGTGATAACACCACCGACAGCGCGAGCATCGACGCAAACGCGACCTTCCTCTAGGAATCCGTAGAAGCCAGTCTTCTCTGCGCGAGAGATGAATTGGTCATCAGGGAGAACAGTGAGTTGTCCACCGCTCTCAGCGTTTGTAGCAACTGGACGGACGAAGGCCTCACGGCTCAAATCAAGACCAATTGAGAGGTCATGAGAAGCAGTGGCGAAGGTGACAGCATTTGCACCATTGATGTCAGGATAAGTGGTTACGTCAAATGAATCAAATAGAGTGTTATACTTTTGGTTCTTACCAAGTTCGATTAGCTCGATAATGTTGATACCGAACAAGCTCTCCATCCCGCCGCCTCTATACAACTCAGTGCGAACATCTTCAGACAATTGAGTTTGAGTAGTAGAAGAGGTTGCAAAGATAGGATTAAATGAGAAAGCGCGAATCTTAGCCTTAATTTCTGGGCTAATAAAGAGGTCAGTCAACCCGCGAGCAGAGGCATCAGAAGGAGTACCACCAGCAAATGAAACATTAATTCTCTTAAAGCGGAGAATCAAGTCATTCAAGCAGCCTAGATCAAAAGCTCTTGCGCCACCAACTGGAGCGATAAGATGCTTCAAAGCTCCAGAGGCTGAAAAAGAAGCTGAACGACCATTCAAGGTAGCAGCAGCGCCGAGAGCCTTCAAGATAACAGCCCAAGCATTGCGCTCTTGCTTAATAAGAACCTCTTGAGCCATACGATCCAAAGCTCCACTAACTACGTCAAGACGAGCCTTACGAGCATACTTCTTATTGAAAGAGACAGCAGAGTCAAGACGGTAGGTGGCGAGCTTCAACTCTTGAACTGGTTGATCCATGTAGTTGGAGGGTAGACCACCAGCGACATTTTGAGCCCAGACGGAAACTAGGCCAGCGGCCTCGTTGTAATAAAGATCAAGAGGATAAGAAGGACTATCGTCTTCGTTAAACTCCATGTCTTTGTAAATCATGCTGGCAGTACCAGCTTGAGCGAGGACCTTTTGGATAACTGGTCCTACGAAAGCGGCCAAGGCTTCCATAGCTTCAGCAGCCTCAACTACATTGCGAGAACCAACCTTCTTGATTAGCTCTACTTGTTCTGGCGTATTTTTTAATTTAAGTCTCATATTATAATTAATTAATTGGTTAGGTTAGTGGTTATATTATAGGTCGAGGTTCAATAGTGCATAACCATCATCGTCAGCAGAACCTAGATAAGTTCCAACTTTGACATAAGAACCGTGAATAGAAGCATTTGACTCTAGTTCTCCGAGAGTATTAATAAAGGCATTATTACCAGCGGTAGCGCCAGTAGCATAAGCCAAGATAATACCGCGCTTGAGAACTGGTACAGTTTGTCCAGAGACAACAGCACTCAATTCAGCAGCCTTACGAGGATTGAAGATCAACTTCTCGCCGTTTTCGTCAGTTTCGCGAACGTCATTAAGGAGCAATCCAATGACCTTGTTAGCATCGCCAGTACCAGCAGTGGTAACGCGAGCGGTGGTAGAGTAACGATCAGAAACGACGTTAGAGTATGAAGCGCCAACGGAGGTAGCTGATGTGATATTTAAACTATCATCAGAGTTTTTCCAGCCATTGCCGAGGACTTTAACGAAAGTTCCTTTGTTTACAGTTTCGAGATCGAAAGCGAACATGTTGATAACTTCATGCTCACCATAACCGCGAAATGGTTTAATTAATCTTTTAGTAGATGAATATGCCATAGTGTTTTCCTATATATTTATTTGTTTGTTTATTTTGTAATAACGAAGCCTTCGTCATTAAAAGCTGATTGGTATTTTTGCTTAACAGTCTTTGATGGATTAACCATGCCAGCAGTGATTTGATCAGCTTGCTGAGTTCCATTGTTAATAGCGTCATCAACGACAGTAGCATTTTCTGTAGAGGCTACAGTTTCTTTGACTTCAGAAGAGGCGACTTGTTTAGTGTCTTCTTTTGGAGTTTTTGAAGCTTTGTAAGCCTTATTCTTTTCCTTCATTAGGACGCCCATTTTCTTTTGGTAGGCGGAGAAAGAAGTTTCATCTAAATCTCTGATATCGTTAGCAATTACTTCTCTGTCTTCGGTATCAAGATCGTACTCTTCATCAAGCGCAGCCATTCTGGAAGAGAATACTTCTTGCTTCTCCTTGGAAGATTTTTCTTGTTGTAGAGCTTCTAAAGATTGCTTGAGAGACTCAAGCTCCTTCTTTAGGTTTTCAGAATCAGAAGAGAGACTAGCGAACTTCTCTTCAGCGTCCTTGATTGCATCTTCTTTAGCTTTTTGTTCAGCAGCGAATTTCTCAGAGGCATCTTTGAGTTGCTCTCCAATAAAGTCCCTGATGGAAGAAGCGGTTGCCTCTTTAAGCAACTCATCAGTAATTTGAGATAATTCAGATATTTTCATATTCTTTCTTTCGATAATTACATTAGATTCTAACGTTTGTGAAATTTCTTCCGCTTTTTGCTCTACAATTTGTTCAGATTCTTGTTTTCTGACGCTAACACCGATAACATCAGCAGCGGGACTTGCTGTTAAACCAACCCCAAGAGGCAGCACTCGGCCTTTAATTTTACGGTAAATTAATTGATTTTCATTCAGTCTTCCGCTGCCACCAAAGCCGGTTAACTTTCCTTTGATCTTTTCAATCTCTTCTTTGTCAGAAATGATTGTAGCATTTTCAATATTCTTTTCAGATCCCTCTAATACCGCTACTTCAAAATCATTATAACCCAATTCCCAAGAGGCGCTGACCTTCATGTAGTTGTTAGAAGTAGGGTCATTTGATTCTTCGATAGTATTGGCAAGGTCTTTGTTCACAATCTTCCAAACCACACCGCCAAGGGTGATATTGTATGGTTCTTTTTTGTCTTTGACTTGCTCTTCGGTAAGTGGGGCATCAGTCCCAAACTCAGAAAATCCTGCTGACAAGATAACGCCAACTATATTAGCGCGATTGTGTTCAATATTGATTGGCTTATTGATGAAATTTTTATACATCTCAGAAGCAATAGCAGAATCAACTACATCACCATTTTTATTAACACGATTTACGACACAAGCATTAAATGCAATTGGCAAAAGATCCATATTAGACTCAGCATTAACGTTAGGAATAAAATTCCCCACATCAATAAGACTGGCTAATGATAAATACTTATCTTTTTCCTCAGAAACCAATGGTCTGATTGAAGAACTAAATGTTGTAGAGAATTCAAATTTCATATTATTCTAGGAAATAATTAATACTGCCGATTGAGTTAGCGGGAACGATGGCAACGCCCGAAAAATCAGGAACGTCTATAGGCACAGAAAAGTTGCAGTTTCCTTGAGCAATATAAGCCAAAATACTGCCAGTAGTTGTGGCACCTGCATTTAACAAGGTGATAGCGTTGTTAGTTGCTACTACATCAGTGATAAAGATTCTTGAATTTCCACTATTAGGAGGTTGAATGACTACACCAGAAGTAGTGAAATTAGCTATGAGGCCATTTACCGCAGCTACGCCATGTTGAATAAAAGATTTCATTGTTTTATATATTATTTATTTTTTTTATATTGTAGCAAGCAAGTTTGAAATTTTTCTTTGTCAGTTCCCTCTTGAGAGGGTATGCATTTTTGAAGGAAATCTCTGAAATTTTGGCCCTCTGTTTCGCACATTGACTTGTACTCTTCCTCTTCTTCGTAAGAAGCGTAGGTTTGAGCGCGAGATAGTTGATCGACTGTTTTGGTTAGTACTTCACCCTTTTTGTAAGTTGGGCCTTCGTTAATCACTTCGTATGAAATGACTTTACCCATTTGATTTGGTAAATCTTTAATTTCTTTTACGATTCCTTCGCTACCATAATGATTACAGTTCTTATTCACATTTCTGACCTTCTGACCAACCATAAACATTGGTTCAGAACTCATATAGTTAGCGTCAGACTCTTCGGCAAACATTACATAGTTATGAATCATTACCATGTAATCTTCAGTAATGGCAATCTTGCCTTGCAGCCATGACTCTGTTAAGTTTTCTTTAATTTTCTCATTATTTAAAGCATTAAGGATATTCTCCGCATGAGTTTTAATAGAATTCAAAGAGCTAACTGACATTTCTAAATATTCGTTCTTGTACTCTTCCATTTCGCTCTCTTCTGACTCTATCATTTCTTCGGCTTTTGATAAATCAGGCCAAATTTTTAATAGCTCACTTCCATCCCAAAAAGTAATGCCATCCCACTCTTCTTCGTTTGCTTGAGCTTTCTTTAAGGCACCTTGCTTTGGATAATCTTTATCTCCGGGTTTCGCTGGCTTATAGTTCTTGCCAAGACGATCTTTCTTCTTCTGGATATTATGCCAAAGGCCTTTCCCAGCTTCTACTTCTAAACTAGAAATCCCTGCTGAAGCTTCAACTGGAGAACCCGCTCTCCATTGATAACATGACCAATACTTAGCTTTCCATTTTGGACCGGGATTCTTGTCGCAACCATGTCTTGCTCTAAAACTTTTTCTTCTAGCAGGATCGTCTCTCTTGATCTCCATGTTAGGATCACCAAAGTTAACCTTTACGACGTTTCCTTTTTCATTTTTGACATAAACAGAAAACTTTTTAGGCCCATCAGGAGTTCTGAATGGCTTATTTAATGTTTTCTTTTCTTTGTCTGCGGCGATAATCTTAAAGGAGATATCGATTTCGAGTTCTTGGATTTTCATGTTAAATATATTCTAGCCAGTTTGCTTTTTCTTGTTCTGTATCTAAATATAGGTCATTCTCGTCTTCAAAATCGTAATCAAGATTATATTCTTGAATATCATTATTTGCTTCAGAAAAATCACTATCATTTGGCTCCCAAGAACCTGTAACATCAATTTCCGAAGCTTTAGCTATGTCTTGATCTGCTTTTCTATATGAGTCTTTTACTTTTCCGCCAGACATCATTCTTAAAAACATATTTACTCTTGCTGCGGCCCATCCTCCTCTAGTCATTCCGGGTCTATGAGAAGAACTAAATGCGCCAGCACCTCTGCGATATACTTTCTTTAACTGACTTAAATTAACTTTTCTAGAATGCTTTGCATTATGATTCTTTACTTTGTTTTTAAGCATCTCTACAACTTTAGCAGAAAACTCTATTGCCTTATCGCTTTTGGTTCCTGCGCTACCAGCAGGATTTTTACTAGAACCACTGCGCCTTTCAGAAGGCTTGGAAGGCGTCTGAGCAGAGCTTTTAGGCCCAGACCTCTTTGATTCTATGATTTCAATTTCTAAACCTTGTAAGCTCATAATTTATAGTTGATAATAAATACACTGAAAATTAGCAATTAAGGAAATTATAATGGCCCATTTGTATTAAAGTTTGTGTAGCTCAATCCTTTTAGTAAGCCGCTCATGGATAAGCCATTCGGATGAGGATAAGAATTTTGGTCCATATCGCAGTAAAAACTAAAATCTAAAACAGCATTTGCGCCGACGGAAGAGTCATAAGAAAGGTCTTTAAACTTTGCTCCTCTAATATCATATCTTATAATAGTATCAGAGTCTTTGTTCATCTTAATTACAATATCGTATTTAGATTCTGATTTTATGTTGGATATTAGGTCTCCAGAATAAATTAAATTTTTATAAATAGCTGAAAAAGTTCCTTCAACAGTGATAGGAGTATTTATTTGCCTGTCTACTGGATAAACATAGCCTAATGTCTTTAGGGGTTCCCTATCTAATGGAATAGTAAAATTAAAACCCTGAATCGCCGAGTCTTGTATGATTACATTTGATTTAGTTTTAGAAGTAGAGTTTACATCGAATACATCTACGGTGATTTCTCCGGGTAACAAGACTGAAATTGAGTTACCTATTTCTTCATAAGCGGTATTATAATTAGGAATAGAAAAACGAACTCCCGTATTAAGTAGTCCACTCTTAGGCTCAACAAATGGAGATACTGCATTAGTACCGGAAGAATAATAAAGAACATTATGCGCCGTACAAGTAACTGAAGCTATTGGGATCTCGTTAATTTTAGCATTTACTCCATAAGAGGTGATGAAGCAATTACCAAAAGCCAACACAGGGAATCCAGATAGGTTAGAGTTAATGACATCTGCGGGATTTGGGTTAATAGACAAGAAAAGGTTTCTTTGGTCTCTGTATTTAAACGGATATTTGAATGTGTTATTTGTCGGTATCGTTAAATCAGTATTATAAGCAAACCCTTGATCTCCAAAAGCGAATCCTGATAAAATGTTTCCACTAGGATAAGTTTGCCCGCCATCAAATTGATCTAAATTTGGAGGCCCAAGATCTACATAAAAACCAAGCCTAGCTTCGTTTCTTAAATCTTTAATGTTGTAATTGAAGCTAAGATTTATCTCTGGTGGATTTAAGTTGTGATCGTAAATTGTAGAAGCGTTTCCGATTTCAGTAAACCTTGCTGGCTGAGTAGATATCTGATAACTAAATTGATTTATTCTTTTAAGAGGTTGGATTAGGTTATGGACTCCTGTTGGCAAAAGAGTGCCATTAGGGTCACAAAAATAATACCCACTTGCTGGAGCAGGTCCAACAAGCAGCAACTGATTATTATAGATTACTCTATTTGTAGGCATTAGATTTTACTATGGTAAAGCAAACTAGCCATATAAGAATCCACTTGATGCTCGCAAGCAATTCCATGAATTTCTTCTACTGTTTTTTCATTTTTATCTACAGGAGATTCTATGTACTCAGAGATCTTAGAAATCCAATTACTTTTTTCTTCGTTAGCGACTATGATTTTTGTGATGTCAAGAGCTACTTCTTTTTGCTTATCGTTTAACTTTTTAAGCTTATGTTTCTTCTTTAAAATGTTTTCTACTTCGACGCCTAATTTGTTTGTGGCTTCTACTATATCTTTTAACTTAGTTACGCTGTAATTAGCCTTAGAAGAAGTGCCAACTGGTTTAACATTTTTAGTTGTTTGCTTGATGCCAGTGCTTCCCGCTGGTCTTCCGGCATCTATTTTAGGACCACCAATTAATGGCTGATAGAGTCCTTTGTCTTTTAGATCAATAAAACTATTTTGAGACTGGAGCGACTCTTCTGGACTTGGCAATACTCCTGTTTCAATAGCTTTAAGGCCTTCCTCTGGGGTAAGAACCCCAAGCTCCATAAGGCGAGTATAAATTCTATTAAGGTTTTGATCTGTCTTAAGATCCATATCTTCAAAGAATGGAGTAGGGAATACTTTGAACCCTATTTCTTTAGAAATTCTCTTGATTTCAGGCAGCAAGAAGTCTGTGATAAAAGCTTGACGAGCTTGTATTAGTTTTTGTCCTAAGAGAGAAACTTTTGTAGTAGTGTTCGCGAACTTTTCGTTTCCAACTAGAATATTATTTAATCCAATATTAATGTCTCTATCGATCACCTCATATTTTCTTGGATCAAGGATGTCTGCGATTTGAGGGATAACGAACTCTGCTTTTGTCGTATAGTCTGCAATAAGGACTCTACCAATCGATTGATTAGTAAAGAGATTTTGCATCGTCTTCAAGTTCTCTTGGTTCACTCCTCCCTTATCAGGTTCAGTTCCCATAGTAATAAGAAGAACGACTTGCTGGATTGTCCTTGTAAGTGCCATATCCATACGACGCATTTCAATTTTAGCACTTATATCTTCAAGAACTGGAAATCCCATTGGTACGGCAAAGGGCTCGTAGTCTTGCTTCTTATAGAATACAGCATAAAACTTCTTTGTGTCTAAATGAAGTAGGACCGCTGTAGATTTTCCTTTTAAAATTTGCTCCCTAACAAGAGGGTCAAGAGAGTTTAGTATCTCTTTGTCTTCTTCTGTCCTTGGATTTCTAACCTGCTCAAGTTCGTAATCAGTTAGTACCTTATAATACTGCCCTCTATTAAAAGAAAGGTTACCATTGACTTGAACATCTGCTGGGTTAATGATTATGTATCTAGAAGGTAAAGAAATTTTTGCTGCTAAAGCTTGCGAACCAAAAACTTGACTAATTTTAGATATATCCTCTTCTTTAATGGTAGTGTCGTATCTATAGATGAAAACGTTTCCAGAGCGGTAGTATTCTCTAAAGAACTTGTCTTGAAGAGCAGTGATATTTATCTTATTGAATAAGGCTTGGAAGAAATCTCTTGCACTTTTATTTCCACCTTTCAAGTGAAGGTTTCCGCAAGAAAGCTCTGATAGTAAATCGATTGTGTTCCTAAATAGACCAAAGTTATAATAAGCTTTTTGGCACAAGATTACCGTATCTCTTACGTCAATGTTAGATTTATTATAGTTATAGCCAGTGGCATAATTAAATGGCACCATGCCTTCATCGATATTGCGAAAACGATCTGTTCTCTCAATGGTTGACGCAGCATTTCTACGGCTTCTCGTCTCAGTGACTCTGCTTGCTACTCCGCCATGAGCAGGGGTAGAGCCTTCGACCATCATTGGAGCGAAAGAAGATTCCTCAATTTTTTCTTTTTTAACCTTTGCCATAAGCCTAATAATTAATTACACATTTTAAATTAAAATTGGTGTAAATCCCGCAGCTACTATTTTATTTTCAGTAGTCATAATGTCATTATAGCATTTGGAACCCCATTTCGCTAACATTAAAGCAGTGTAATTATCTTTTCTCGCTCTATTGGGAGAATTGGAACGCTTTAGGTGTTGAGGCAAGTCGAAATTAACAGAACCACGACTGCTAGTAGTGAACTCAACTAGCGAACATTGCTTCTTAGTGTTGTAAACTAATAAGTCTTGGTGTTCTATTAAGTCTAGTTTGTTCCAGTCCTTATTCTCTTCCACGAAGATTATTTCTTCTGGAATCCTCTTATTAATCTCTTCATTAAAGAAATTCTCATTAGCGACAGTCTTTGAAGCGAACCAAATTTTCTTATAATCAATTGCCGCTTGTAGGTTTTCGTTACCTCTTCTGATAAACGTAGTAGTGAATACTTGAGTGACTGCTATCTGCTTGTTCTCAAGGTTATATTGGCTCTTAGCTTTTTGCACCATCCTTGTATATTCAATACCCTCAAGATCAGAATCGAAATCAATAAACTTAATCTTCTCAGATTCTGAATTCACATATTGAGATTCATTATAAGTATTAAAGAAGATATCAGCGCCAGCATTATCGCAGATTATGTAAACAATATTAAAGCTCGTCATTAAGTAATGGAAGTATTTGATGTGAGTATTTAAGCTCCCAAGGCCAGCATAACAATGCACTAGGGTATCGTTCTTATTTTCTCGGTCTATTTCTAAAATACCCATTGCAAAATAGTCAGCATTTGGACTATCGCTCATGTTAGGGTCCATTGCTAAAATATATTGCTTACCACTATCTCCTTTAATTTGAGAATGGGGGCGTTCTTCGAACTTAAGGGTACACTCTTCCATTTTCTTCATGCTAAAATAAGAATCGCTACCGTCAGTGAATTGAGCGCAATACTCTCTTAAGAAAGAAGCATGAGAAGCTCCACCATTTTGCGCTTCTTCTGTAATTGAAGAGTCTATCATCTCTAGAGGGAGAGCTTCGTAACTTAATTGAGATACAAAATAAGTAGCACTTGTTGGCTCCTTTGAATAGATATTGTCACACCACTCTTTGTAAGTCTTATAGAGGTTCTCAAAAGTATAAGAGGCTGAAGATAGGGCAATCATTTTAGAAGTGTTCTTAAACTCCATGCGGTCAGCCTCTGTCATCGCCCCTTGGCTAATTAAATCATCTTCTTGTTCGCGAATACTAATACGTTCTTTAATATCTTGCGGCACAATCAAGAATGGCATCAATACATTCTTAATAATGTCTTCCGGTAGAAGCATGAACTCGTCTAGCACAAGTACGTTAGCACGGAAACCACGAATCTTTTCGCCGCTTAGAGGGATAGCTTTTATTGAACCCTCATTAATTGACCAATCGTATTCATCATTGCGTTTTGACTTTGCGCCGAACGCTTGCATCAAAAGATCTGCGCCTTTAGACTCAGTAATCTTTTCTATTGAATTGAAAATGCTCCTTGCTGTTCTAAATGTTGGACCAGCAATTAAGATCTTGCTCTTGGGCTCAAATATGCATTGTAAAAAACAAAATACCGCAGCAGAAAAAGATTTGGAAGCACCACGACCCCACACGTTGAGACAAAAGTTTCTATTTAACATGGCTTTAATTACAACCTCTTGATAAGGCCATAATTTTATGCCAGAAATTAGCTCTGTAGTTATGCCGATATTAGAACGTAAGAACTTGGCTAAAGTTATCTTAGCCTCTTTGTCTTCAAGAGTATCTTTTAGTCTAGAATATTCATCGTTTAGATTTGGAATTATTCTATTATACTTTTCTGGGGTATACCACATATTATAGCATCTTTAGGTCGTAGCAAAGTTGCAAATCATACTTAAAAAAGTTCTCATCAGTAGAAAACATCTTCTCAATTACTCTAACAGACTCTTTGCGCCCCTTTGCAAATAAGAATTGTACATGAGGGTATTTTTGTATTAGCTCTCTGACGTTATGGAATATAAATTCAGGGTTTACCTTTGTAGCTTTCTTGTATACATGAGGAAGATAATTAAATGACAGAGTATTGCTTAAGCTCTCTTCTACAATGATGACCATGTTAGCTTTAGCTTCACTTGCCTTCTCAATCTCTCGACAAAATCTTTCGTAACCTGCACTTAGTGTGCCAATAAAATCAGAAATAGACTTCCTCTCAAAATAAAGTTTGCCATCATAGCTTGGATGACTAAATCCATAGTCTCCAAACTTAAGGGTGCGAACTTCAGATGCCATATTGAAGATGAATGGCTTCTGTTCTCGGGTATCAATATAAATAATTGAATCTTTGGTTTGTAATTGAGCTAGATTATCCAAATTATTTGGATATACATACTTATTTTTAAACCCAAGATCTTCAGCGAGCTTGTAGTAGTCACTAAAAATTTCTTGTAAGTAAATAACACTTGGACTCAATACACTACGAAGCTCAACTTGAGAGGGAGTATACTGCAAACCTTTCTTCTCTTTCCTCTTAATAAGGAAGTCTTTGCAATATTCTCTTTGCTTCTCTAATGACTGAGCCTTGAGCCAGTTCTTAAGATTGTTTTTATTATTAAAGTCAGTATTGAAATACTGTTCTTTATTTTTATAGATGATTATTGAATTATCAAAAGCATCATAGCGAGGGTGCTGTTGTTGATAGTATTCTATTACTCTAATCTTATGAGCCTTGAGATGGCGATTAAAATCTGCATCTGCTTCATAAACTTTCTGACATATTTTACATGTTTCAGCCATTTAACACCTCATCTTCTGAAATTCCTAATATACGGCACTTGATTTCATCCATTGTAGAGAGACGGTCTATCTCGTTCTTGACCATCGCCTTTCTCCTTTCGGCAAGTTTCAATAACCGTGTGCGAGAATCTTCTTCTTTCCACATCTGAACTAAATTGAGGATACTGGCGTTCTCTTTTATTTGCTTGCTAAGGCGATCACTTCGTTTTACTTTAAGATCATTAAGAAGTTTTTGCTGGCGGATAGTCGATTGGTTGTATTCGTTTCTTGCACCGCTAATGGCCTCAATAAGAGCCATAGGAATTTTGCCACCCCCATCCACTTCCATATCAATCTGATTTTGGAGGGTCTGGATGGTCTCTTGGATGTTGGCAGATATGACTACTTCAGTAGCTAGTACAATGTATTGGTCAACTTCTTCTTGAGTAAGGTCTGGCTTATCAAATGTATAACGGACAAAAGAGCTTTCAAATAACTCACGATCAATATTAGAGGAGTAACTGTTTATTTGATGGAGAAACCGATAAGTATGCATGTATCCAATGATAGCATTAATAGCCGCCTTCTGGCGCGAAGTGACTTTGTCTTTGTCAATGCCTTCATGGACGTATCTATTGATGCGAAAGAGCATCCGCTCAAAAGTCTTTGGCGGCATGTATTGAGAATCGGCAATACTCTCTGTATCTCTTTGAGATACTGAACCTGCTTGAATTACTTTTTGATCAAGGGTCTTAATGAACTCAATTATTGTACGAGTCTCTTGACTGAGGCTAGTAAGATTTTGATTATTAAAAACACTTTTAGTAATCTCAAGTGCGCCCATTGAACCGGCGTTATTAGCAGCAAATTCTTTTTGTTCTGGAGACAATTCAATCTTATCTTTTGCCAAGTACTCATACGAAGCCCTTGCTTTAATTTGTCTTGTTGATAAGAACTCTTTAACCTTCTTGCCGTGCCAACTTCTACCGTCTGCGCCTTCAGCGTCAGGAAAAGCAACCCTAACAAGTTCAAGCAGAGAAGGAGGATTAGTAGCGCGGTTGTTCCACTCATTTAAAATTGCCAGTCTCTGTTGGTCGTTAAGTTCTTGAGGTTCATTTTCAGCCATAAATTTCCACTTCTCCATTTGTAATGCACTTCTTAGCTTTTATAAGGATAGATCGCTTTAAGTTTTTTATCTGTTTATATCCGGGAGATCGGTTCTTTTCAGTAGTCTTAAAGCCTAATAGTTTTGCTACCTCTTCTTCTTTTTGATTCTTTAAGCAAAGCATCTCGTATACCATCCACTCTGCTGGCTTTAGTACTTTCTTTAATGCCGAAGATAAGCTATGAGTACTTCTTAGAAGGTCAAAGCCTTCGTTGGTCATGTCGTGGACTTCTTTAATGTGATTTTCAAGAGGAAGAGTTATTTTTGTATTGAAAGCGTCTTTTTTATTACGCTCCCAATGAGAATACATTGGGCACTTCTTACACTGCTCTCCATATATTGAACAAGAATCATCCCACTCTGCCGCCGCACACTTCAAACAAGGTCTAGCATAATTACCATAGTTATTTCTTATAATGTTTTTTATCTGATTAGAGATAATAATGTTTAACCAAGGGGCAAGAGGTTTTTGTGGATCATATAGGCTCCATTTTTTATAAATGTGAATCCTTAATATTTGCTCAACGTCCTCGAAATCAATCCAAGACAATGCCGCAAGGGTCCACTTGCTCTTGCGCTTGCGAATTTCTTCGTCTACTATAGCTATGCTATTTTCAAAGGATTGTTTTTGGACGGGAGGAGACATTTTTATTTTTGCCTTAGTGTACCAGCTTCTTGTTTAAATATTTTCATCATCTCTCTGGCAGAGACCTTCTCTGCAAATCTTTGTTGACCTTGCAAGAGTTGATCTGGTACAGTACCAGCAATTTTAGAGAGAGACTCTCTCCTTGGCGCATCAAATTGGATATCAACATCTAGACCACCTTTTAATTCAGGAATTCCGGTAGAGAATTCAGAACTATCTTCCTCATCATCATCTTCAGTATCCATTTCTTCTTGAGCGCGAACCTTATTTTCTCTTAGCTTCTTATCTTCCGGCTTTTCTACAATAACACCATAGAACGGAGTGCCGCATGTAGAGCAAAATTTTGGTTTTGCTTGTGTGTATAAATTAGGGCCTCCACATTTAGAGCAGTAAATTTTTTGCATAATTCATTTATTTATTATAGTTTGATAATAGCAAATAAGCAAGTGTAATTGTAGAAGAATGAAGT